GACAATTTGTCCACACCACAAACATGGCAGCCCGACTTCCAATCGACGCCTTTGGCATTTCAGTGATTCAGCAAAACGGTCTCAAAGTATACACAATTCTACCTACAAGCATGCTAATCACACTGACTGAACAAACGGCATCTAGCAAGTTGTATGCTATACCTGAGAAACATCTAGACTCATTAAATGAGCGTGATCGAGGAAAGATAAAAAAAGTCAAATTTATGATTACAAGTAAGTCTGTGGATTATACGAACTGGTTCACCTCAGAGACTGATGTGGAAATTCAGGAGTATTTGGAAGACACCGGATTATACCTTGCGTTGCAAAAAGCATATGAAAAGAACCGAGAGAAGCCCTCAGTTGTTGCAAGTCCTGCAAACCCGGCTCCAATGACGGCTAGACAGAAAGATGTGTTAGGAACGTGGTCAATGGGGTCTATACCTAATTTTTGTGAATCAGTTGGTTTGGATAGACAACCTGAAGGCCCTTGGAGACAACTTGTGAGAAGCGCGGGTTTTTTACTCCTGTCTAGTCCTGGTGCATTAGCCTCGACCCATATTGGCTCAGTGGATGCTGATTTAAGTTATTTTGAGGTGCGAGACCAGAGATGGATGAAGCTGTTGGATTACAAAGAGATTTTGTCGAGAGGTGGTGATCACCCCAAACGTTATCAGCTATTCCCTTTAACCGGACCCCCTTCCGATGACACTTCTGAGGAGATGGTGGCGCTTGACGGATCTTGGGTCCGAAGTGAGGAGCACGATAAAGGGTTATTCGCTCTTCCTAGTCGTGTGACTATCATTAATGTGCGACAGGTAATGGAATCAAGGCCCGATAGTGACATGGAAGACGAGGAGGTTACAGAGCCATGGAAGTGTCAGCGCATTGTCGAAGAAGTGACTCAGCAGGCAGAATCACTTAGTCTTGAGTCTAGTGGAAAGTTTGAGTTTTCTCAGCCTACCCTGACGATGCCAAAATTTGTTGCAAAGTCGGGTGAGGCAACGCACCTCGGGGTTGAGGAATCACCGTCTCGTGAAGGACAACGTGCAAGTCACAAGCCTGAGGAGCGTTCGTTGGAGCAGCCCGTCGATGATGCGTTGCTGGTTGATGATGTCTTTAATGCTAGTTGGGTTACAGCATCTACATTCTCGCCTCATAAGGCTTCCCAACATAAGTCAGCCATTGGAATGTCTGCTACCATGACAGATATCGACGAGGAGGATTGTGAGTCGATCATGTCTGAATTTTCAAACACTCCATATGAAGTGCGAACGCCTCCACCCTCCCCTCCACCTCCTTCTGTTCCAGAGCCGACACTTTATCCTCCATCTGACATTCCCGCATCAACTCCTCTACCCCAGCGCAAGCCGAGGGTTAAACTCACGGAAGCTCAGATTCAGGCACAGCGTCGATCAAGGAAACTGAAACCTTACTATCGGGCGCTAGGGGATTGTTTCGTCCCTGCGTGTGATGTTGAATCATACCGAGCTAGTGTTATTGTGCAGCCAACTCCTCGAAATGTGCTCCCCTTTCCTGGAACGCAGCTGACTCGTGAGACCGTTCTTCGAACGGCTTTAGTTCGGGAATGTGAGCTTGTGGCCCCTCATAAACCTCCCGAGCCGGAAAAGTTACTTGATGAGGAGACATTTGAGATGTGTCGTAAAAGGGCGCGAATTATGTATGAGTCAGTTCCTTCTCATCTTCGTGATGTCGAAGTGGTAAAAAATGGAGATCAGGCTGTCCGACCATCAGTGATATGTCCACGCCCTCAGATTTCAATGCCTGATAACTATTCTCTTGGGAATGAGGAGGAACGAATTAAGACTTATGTGCGGAAAAGAACCATTATGGAGAGAGAGTCTGGTGATTATGCCGTATTACGTCCTGGATATGGAGCTGAGGCGTTGGAGCATGCACGATATGTGTCAGCCGCTGGTGTCCCCGTTCCAGGATTAGATGGGCAGGTTCTTCGGTCCAGAGCGTCTCGGGAGATGATGAGTAAGATAGATTTGAGGTTGCTTGAGCTAATGATGCCTGTAGTAACGAAGCCGGATGAGCAAATGGATCCGGAGCTTGTGAGTTTGTACAAAGCGACGGTTATAGATATTTTAACAGGCTAGGCGGAGATGAGGAGGACTGCGCAGTCGGTGGCGAGTGGGGAGACCAGTTGCAGTC